TCCTGTACTCTTACGGGTCCAAGCCGCCCATCCGAAGATGGCGCATTGTAAAATGAATATTGGGTATAGATAAAAGAACAGAGGATCAGTTGCACCAGCCGCTAATGCAAGAGAACAGCCTAGGCTCATAAACCATGCTGTAATTTCTAGCGTGAAACGAGTAGGCCATTCTTTATAATCTCTCTTGGCCCAGTTATATACGTTTACAAATGTATTTGTAATCTGGTCCATTAATCTTCCTTGCGGAAGCTGTGACCACTGATGTCAACAATAGTTTCAAGATCATCAAACTCACGGAATACTTGATCCCATGTATCTTTCTGTGCAATCTTAATTGCTTTTTTAATGACACTAGGCTTGACTTCTAGTTCTTCTGCTACTGCTTTAATTGTTTCATTCAATCCTTCTGTAAGGTCTTGAATCTCCTGCATGACTGTCATGCCTTCTGCAACAATTTGTTTAATCTTTGCTTGTTCTGGTGCGCCAAATGCTTTGCCCATGATATCTCCTGTTAGTCTTTATTATACACGCCTGTATAGTGTATGTCAATGATTTTGACAAAGATTATTTAGGTTGGCGTGCCGCGTATAATGCCGCAGTAGCCATTTGGTCTTTCTTTTCTGGAGTCTTGTTTTTAAACTGACGATACTGATTTGGATTAGCAGTTTGGAAACGCTCTTTCCAATAGTCTAGCGACATCTCTGGTTTTAGTTTTGGTTGCGGCCCAATTTTTTTAACTGGTTCTGTAGCAGGAGCCTGTGCTGGTTCGGCAGCAGGTTCTTGAGGTTCCTGCTCACTTACTTTTTTGCAAGTTCCTCAACTTTGGCTCTTAGAGATTCAAAGTATGGATCTGCACTTTCTTTCTTGTGGCTCTTGTAGCCTTTATTTTTCATAGACCATGCTAGTGCAAATGGATTATCAATCTCATCGTGCTTCTTCATTGCCTTAACAGTTTTCTCCCATCCCGGAGGAGCAACCTCTGCTACACTTTCTGATGGGTTTTCACCTGTTGGATGAACAGTTGCGTTCTTGCCTTTGGCCTTTAATGATCTAGCAATGTTTTCGGCTTGACGTTGATCTGCAAATACTTTCCAGGTACGTCCGTCAATGGCTACGGCATAGTTATTTGTTTCGTGTGCCAGTTCTTGTCCTAGACCACGGTGATCCGGACCACGACCCATTCCACTTACACTACTTGCATAATCTCTATCATAGGCTGATGAACTACCGCGCATCTTGCCAAAGCCTTCTACTTGTGGATCAATGCCCTGTTCTTTTTGACTTTGTAGATAATCCCAAACGCCAACTAACATCATTTCTGCTTTGGCAATCTTTTCTTGCACCCATTCTGGTAAGTTATCTTTATCATCGATAGTCTTTAACAATCCCATAACTGCTCTTGCTGAAGTAAGCAAGTTGGTATGTGCCATACCTGCTTCGTCATCGTATTCACCGTTGAAGCCTTCCGCCATACCTTGCCCTAATACTTGTTTCACTAGTAGTTGAGGTGCAAAATCCATATCGCCCGCTAATTCTCTTGCGGCTGCTAATACTGCCTGTGGAGTAGGTTTTAATCTTTTTTCTTCTACATCACGACGTAGTTTTGTTATAAGAGATTGTGCGTCATAACTTAAATCACTGACGCCTTCTGATGTGCCTTTTTGTAACCATCCGTAGACACTTACTAGGTCACTAGGAAAGTCTTCGTCATAGTTGAATACAGACATGGCTCTTTTATTACCTAGGTCTTTTACTGCTATAGGCCAAGCTGCATCTAACACTGCGTTTTCGTCTTTGATATTTGGGTTTGCGCTAAACACTTGTTTTGCTAGATCTTCAGCATACGATTCCGCCAACGGTTTCTTATGTTTTACGCTACCTTGCTTTTGCGCTTTCTTCTTGTCCTTGTGCTGACCAGCACCACCCATCTTAGCGTTCTTGGCTACAAAGTTACGAGGCTTTGGTGTTTCTTTCTTTTCTTGTGCAAGGATACTATCTTCACGCCTCTTTCCAGGAGCTGTAGCAACAACACCGGCACTAGTAGCACCGGCTGTAGCAGTTTCTAATACATAGTGAGTATCTTCGTTGTTTTTTATTTTTTTGAATTCGCTGGTCATTTTGTTTTATTCCAATTTGATACAGGGCTTACTGTATTAGTACTAGACAACTCTTTACTATTCATATCACCGTGATTTAAATCTGTATGATCTGCTCCAGCAAGTTTGTAGGCTTGTTTAAGTATATCGGCTTCTACTTTAGTATACGGAGCAGTTACTTTCCTTTTCCCAAGCCAGCTTAGATAATCTACATCTGGATTATTTGTACCATCGCACATAGCGGCTGCAAGTCCTACCCTATTAAAGGTATAATCACTGTTGGCTTTTTCTGCATCGCTGAATAGGTGCAAGCCTCGTGTAGAGTTTTGCTGTCTCTTTGACAACTTTCCTGCTTTTCGTTCAGTGATAAGTTCGAGTATCTTCATAATGTATTATTTACCACGTCCGAACCATAACTTAAACCATTCATCTGTGCCTGGTTTAATACCTTGTTCACGCTGTATTTGTCCTTTGTTACTGCTTACAATGGGCTGTCTTAATGTAGCATTGTATTCTGCAAGGCGAGCTTGCCCACCTAATCCGCCCATTATACTGACAGCCTTTAGGGCGTGTATAGGATCCTCTGCGGCAAGATAAGCGTCATCACCGCTGTCCTGCGGAACGTCATTTACGGTTATTCTGTATTGCTTCATTGACAATAATCTTATTGATCAAGGTATCCATAACGTCTTGTACATCTTCGCTGACTTTTACGCAACTATCTTTACCGTTCTTAGTACCATTATAACGATAGCCATCCCAGCAGGCTTTACCATCAGCACCTTTTTTCTTGGCTTCGTCTACAGCATTCATTTTCATTAATAGTTCTGCTGCCTTTTCTTTACTAATCATAGGTCTAGGATGTTTCCCGTCAATTACGCTTTGTAGATATTCTTTATTAAATCCTGCAGGTGCTGTTGTAGCCGGTTTGACATCACTAGGAGCAACCTGCGTTACATTAGGCTTACCTGTTAAACGATTGATATTAGGATCATCCTGTCCGGGTACAACTCTGGCATTTGCTCCACTAGCACCTAGTGCCATTGCTCCGGCAAGGCCTAGACCTGCAAGTTTGGAACCAAATCCTTCTTCCATATCTTCTTCTCTTTCATCTGATCTAGTATACACTTGTTGAGGTTTTTGCTTATTGTTATTATATTTTGGCAGCTCTTTGGATTTTTCTTTTTCAAAATACTTTCGCATATCTGCTGAGCTTATTTTAGATTTTTTCTCAAGGGGTTTTGCTAACAATCCCATTATACCCTCATCCTTCTTAGGCTCAGGTGGCTTAGGAGGATTTAATAATTCTCGAGCACGTTGTTGACTAGCGGCAGTACGACCATACGGACTTTTCTTAAATGTAGCTTCCGCCAATCTTGGAATAGGATGTAAGCCTTTAGGAACTTCACCAGTCCAGTGTTGTGAACCTGGCTTAGATGGTAAATCTCTTATGGCGTTATCTTCTGCTAGTTCGCATAATTTAGTATGATGTAAGAATATTGTACTACCGCAATCATAACAAGGGTAGTTATCTGTTGGATCTTCTTCATCGCCCATAGCAAATTCTGCTACACCTTTCTTTGGCTTAACCAATGCCTGCATACGTTCTTTGGCTTTCATCATTAGGTCACGAACTTCATCATCGCTGACCTGTGGATTCATAGCATCACGCCATACTTGGAATTGTTCTTGTTCTGATTTACTAGGATCCATTAATACTGCTCGCATAGGAGTAGCACGTGGACCTTCTTGATCCTTACTAGGGTCACTAGTTTCTTGACGGCTAATAACATCTAACTTATCAAATGTATAAGGGACGTTGCCTGCTTTGTCTGCCTTACCGTTGTAGTTCTTTAGGTATTGAAATGCTTTAACTTGATCAGCACCTAATACAATAGTAGCACTGGTATAACCTTGACGATTTAAATCTGATAGCACTCTTGTCAAGTCTGGAATCTCATCTGTGGCAGTTTGGAAAATATGACCTTGTTCTGGAAATACTTTTTTGTAGATGGCTAATTTTTCTTCTGGAGTAATAGGATCATCTTTGCCCACTGTGCGGCTAACAACAAAGTAAGGATCAGCACCTAATTGATTTGCGTGAGTGATAACACTACTAGCCAAATACATATGGCCTTTGTGGCCCATGCCTCTACCCCAACCAACAACTGCGGCCTTGCCTTCTCCAGTTCTTGCCAGTGCTTCAAAAATATTTCTTAAAAACATATTAGTCTTTCCTTGGTGCCCAGTTTGCTTGGTCAATTGCTTTTACAAATTGTCCAGGTAGATCACGTTTAAATGGTGTGCCCGGATGTGCCTGTACATAACCTTCCGGTTTGGTTTGTCGGATGCCACCGTGTGTACCTGCACTTAATTTATTGATCAATTGTAGTTTTTCTCTGCTTAATAAATCTACACTGTGTAATACAGCATTTAATCCATTTTGATCTGCAAGAATCTTCTGTGCTTGACCTGCACTTACATTAGCAGTGACCCAGTCTTGGAACTTGTCTTTAACTCCGGGTGTGCGTAGATTCTGATTATAGAATTTGTAAAGGATGTCACCTGGTTTGCTTAGTCCTGGCTTAGGTGCAAGGAAGGCATCTATGGCGGCAGCGTTAGCAGTGATATACTGTTCAGCAGCCTTTAATCCTTTGTCCTCTACTCCCGGAGCTTTCTCAACATAGGTAGTACCTTGTACAATAACATCGGGTGTGCTTAACTGTTCGGCATTAGGATAACGACCTTCATCACTGCTACCCAATGAGTTATAGAAGCCTGTGACAGCGACCATAACCTTAGCAGTCTTAATACGCTTGCCTAGATCACTGGCCACCGGAATGTGGAATGCCGTGATGTTAGGAGTAAAATCATATTCCTGTGTTTGTGGATTTAACTGTGCAGGCTTGCTTGGGTAGAACAACAGTCCACCTTCTACATAACCTTTGTCTGGACTTACTTTTTCAAAGTAGGGCCACAAGTCCATCATCTCTTGTGCAAATGCTTGACGTTGCGGCATTTGTTCTGGAGTTGCTTTGCCTGTACCTAATACAAAGTTTTTAATATCTTCTGGACTATACATTGCTGTAGGAACACCTGGACTAACTTCACTCTTGCCACGCTTTAAATATTCCCAAGCGTTCTTTGGAATCATCGAGAAGCGACCTTGTTCATCTTTGCCCCAATACATAACAGGACTGCCGTCCCACTTTAATTCAATGGTGCTACCTTGTGTGCCCATGCTCTGTAATCTTTCAACGGCGTGTAGTCCACCTGTGCTACCATTAGTAAACACCAAGTCTTCAATGTGCTGATACTTACGACCTATTGCGGCTGCGGCTTCAATGATCAGTTCACGTATCTTCATAGGATGTGATCAATTAAAAATCTAAACCATTCTTGACTACCTTCTTTAAGGTCAGCGCCTGGAAAGTATTTGTCTCTAATAGCAACATACTTTTCAGGATATGGTTTAAGTGCGGCTAATACTCGCTGTGGATTGCCCATGTCTGCGGCTGTAGCAGTGGGTCCAATGATGATTTTAGCAATCTCATCTTTATTGTTTGAGACTAATTCTTTTGTTGTACGATCAACAAGTCCTTTGTATGGACTCATCATAACACTATCGTGTCCTTCAACTTTGCTTAGATTAGCTAAGTCAGCCCACATGCCGTGAAGTGTACCACCTTTCATTTGTGGATCACTGTAGTCGTGTGTATGAAGTGGTTGAGCAGCGGCAGCATTTTCTACAGCCATTAGGTCAACCTGTACTACGTCCTGTGTTGCACCAATTGGAATACCAACGTGGATACTAACACCTGTACGTGCGGCAAATAAACCTTTGCTCTTAAAATAATCTTCTAAGGCTTTGCGACTTAGTTTTAATTCTTTGGCAGGGAATGCCTTCATTAGTTCGCTAGCATCAATTAGCGCATCAATATCACTGCTAACTTCTTTGTGTCCTGCACTGCCAATAGGATACAAATTTAATCCTTGTGGAAGAACTTTCTTTAGGTTAGCCATTACTAAAGGAAAATTTGCCTTTTGTAATTCAACTGCACCCGGTACTACGTTTCCGCCTTCATTTAATTGCATGTTATTACCCTAACTTATACTTGTCTGCTTGAATGTCATCATACAAGTGATCATGAATTCTTTGGCAAAGACTCTCCCTAACTTCTTTAGGAAATAGTTTACCTAACTTGCCTGTCATCTTTTTATCCATATAATATTCTTTACAGCCTTTTTCAACCATGGGCATGTATAATTCTAACACCATTTCTGGACCGCACTCTTTTAAACCTTTGACCTTTTTAGCAATAGGAAAGAAGTAGTCTTTGTGTAATCTATCGTGGTCAAGAATATACCAGAATAAATCATCTTCAAATCTTGGATCATCTTTTTTATTTTTCTGATGATCTAAGTCCATTGGCTTGTTAAAAAATTCTAGTAGTTTCATAAGATATTAGTGATTATATTGGATTGATGTAACAGCGCCTTCTTCAATTTGAATGTGTCCTCGGACCCAAACAAAATTACCTGTAAAATTAAAGAGGTCAACACTAGATTGTGTTCTAGCATCAAATTCTGTATATCTTACATTTGTATTTGATACTGTAAACCAGTCTGACGATACTGGCTCTGACGCCAGTGTGGCTTGCATAGTAACAGTACCAATGAAGTAACGAGTAGTATTATATGCTACTGTATGAAATCCATCACTGCCACCGAAGTATCCGTCTCCTTTAACTTGGTCGCTGATATAGGTTAGGACTCCAGTTCCTGTATTTGGATAGTCTACAAGAACGGTGTTTGTACCACTTGTAGTGTGAAAAATGAGATTTTGACTTAGTGCTGGCATAATACGTTATTTATGCCACTAATACGTTCTCCCGTAAGATGAACTCTTCGGTCTTTTTAACGTATCCGCTGAGGTATAATCCTACCATACTCAGCATTTTATCGTCTATAACATACATAAACGGGTCTTGTGCATAGTATCTGTCACCGATTAACCAGCGTCTACTAGTTTCGCTGATTAATATACTGATTCCGTATTTGTCTACCCACGTTACAAATGCTGATCTTTTATCTGCAGGGAATCTACTCTTAAAAAATACCCTATACTTGTACATCTCTTTAGGGTAAGTATCGCATAAAATCTTCTTATGTCCGTTACTTAACAAGAATTCTAATTCTTCCTGCGTAGTAGGGCCGCTAATTTTCTTAACCCATTGGCTAACTGCATCATCAATTTCTTCAAGAACACTAAGATCTTTACAGAACAGGTTGAAGTGACTATTTTCAACTCTGATCTGGATGTCTTCTTTTCTATCTAAGAAAGGTTCTACAGCATTGATAAATTTTAAGAATTTATCAGTGTCTGCTATTCTACCATCGTAACTGCTAAACCGCATGCCTTTGCCTGTTGCACACCATTGCCTGCAAAGCCCTACTCCGCTATGCACTATCCTAGAAGCGCCCGGCTGGACGCATTCTACTTTGTAGGGCCATTTATTAAAGAATAGCTTACTGGACTTCAGCTTTTGAATTATCATCTACTACCTTTGTTTTCTCAATAGGCATTACATCAACTACATGAAGTTTAAGATTATCATTTTCAACACTAACTTCTACTACGCCACCGTTGGTCAACTTGCCAAACAAGATTTCCTTGCTCAACGGCTTCTTAATGTATTCATCAATAGTACGTTGTAGAGGACGAGCACCCATTTTACTGTTAAAGCCTTTGGCAATCAAATACTCTACTGCTTCTGCGTTTGGTTTGATATGAATGTTCTTATCTTTAACTAACGCATTAAGTTCATCAATAAACTTCTTAACAACTTTGATCATGTTAACTTGATCTAACTTGCCAAACTTGATAATTCCATCTAAACGATTGCGGAACTCGGGTGCAAAGAACTTATTGATAGCATCTTTAGGATCGCTGTCACGCTCTAAACTACCAAAACCGACACCGTTCTTTTCAGCATCGGCGGCCCCTAAGTTTGATGTCATAATGATAATAGCGTTACGGCCGTCTGCTTTTTTACCATTACTGCCAGTGATAAAGCCGTTATCCATCAACTGTAACATAACAGTTAGAACATCTGGGTGAGCTTTCTCGACTTCGTCTAATAGTAGCACAGCATTAGGATGTTCTTGTAGGTTAGTAATAAGCTGACCTGCATT